ATCGTGTGATCGTGTCACACCTAACCAAAGTACTCACTCCGTAACTGAATCCGGAATAAGCGAGGTCTTGATGACTGCAGAACAAAGAAATTCGGCGATTGGTGCTGCGAAGCACTGTCAGGAAGACCATATTAGGGTAGACTCACCACCGTCTGCTGCTGTCGTCCTGACCCGCGTAATGAACCGCGTGAGAGATCGTTCATCAGCCTGCACCAAGATTGATCACAAGGTGTGGGTAGTGGTAGAGTCTTTGGCCTATCCATTCGTATTAAAAACACGGTATCTGGATAACTGTCACAAGTTTCGCGGTAGGATCGACCGCGGCCTGTTTGACATAGCCGTTGCACTCAGCAAGTTTCTGGAAAATGATCGGTACCAGGACCTCGCTAAGTATTGGACTGCTCGTTGGGCGGCGCGCTGTTTCGGTGATGAAGTCGAGTTCCCGGAGAAGGCGGAGTATGAACAAACTCCCATTTTCCGTGGATTCCTCCACACGTTACTTAAGCGCGTCGTCCGAAAGCGCGACATGGACTTCGCCTATTCTCTGCTTCAAAGCAAGAGGATGTGGCCGAGTCTCGGCCTGTCGCGCGAGCGGGAAGCTCTTCTAGACCACCGTGTCTTACTGAGCAGAACCCCGAAGGAGATACCTGAGGAGATGATGACCGACCTGACCTGGGCCGTCGACTCTTTCCTCCGTTTCTCCGGTAAGGAACTGCCTAGCTGGACTAGTATGGCGCCCTCAGTGAAAGGTCACTTTGGCGCGCCAGCCTCGTCTGGAGGAGCGCTTGGAATGCTCCGGCGCAAGCCGGTATTGTCGCCTGAGGCCGACAACATTCGCAAGTATATGAGGTCACGATCGTTGCAAGAGACCGTCGTTCGTGGGGAGATGGAGAAGAAGAGGCTCTTTGAACTAGCACGTGAAGGGCGAGATGCGCAGCGCATCTTACCAGGCGAGGCCAGGGTTGTGATCATCCCCGAGCCCGCTTAGTTCCGTATCGTCACTTGTGGCGACCCGGAGCTCTACACGGCTGTTAAACCTGTTCAATCCGCTCTGCTTCAGGCGTGGTCCAAGCATCCGACGTCGACGATGAAAGTCGCCGACCTCGGGGCCGCGATGTTGCGGTGGAACCCTCGCACGTTCGCTTGTTCGGGAGACTATAAGTCAGCAACTGACACCTTAGAGGTGTTAGCGTCGCTCTACTGTCTCGACCGAATTTTGCGCGCGTGGAAGGTCCCGCCGTGGCTTTACGCGTCCTGCATGGACACCCTGATTGGAGTGGTTCTTCACTATCCTCCCAAGTTCAAGATCCCTGACTTAGACCAGATCAATGGTCAGCTTATGGGGAGCCCACTCTCATTTGTCTTGTTGTGTATCATCAACCTTGCGACCTGGCGCGCTGCTACCAAGCGGCGCGCTAAGTTCGTTTGGGACGTGTTCATCAACGGAGACGACATCGCATTTACGTGCGAGAGAGAAGAGTATGAGGCATGGCTGCGATCCTCGTCAGCTGTCGGTTTCGTCCAGTCGCTCGGCAAGTCTTACTTGTCACGGCGGATGGTCGTTATTAACAGTCAACTGTATCGTTACCCTGCTTTCACTCGGGTGGGCTACCTGAACTTAAAGCTTGTTAGGGGCTCGTCGCTCAAGGCGGGACATTCGGATGCGTATGACTTCCAAGTCGGTCGCGCAGTCTCGGAGATGTGTGAACTTTCTCCGTGGACGATTCCGTGTATTCCGCAGGCCATGAGAGCGGCGAAGGCGTTTCTCCCGGGAGCCAACTGGTACATACCGGCGGCAAGAGGAGGTTGTGGTGTGAGTATCAGATTCGCGCCGGACAATGTCGAGGTCACTCGCTGGCAATTAAAGCTAGCTGGAGCGTCCTTCATGGATCCGACGTTGAGTCTTGGGGTGGCTGCACAGGTGCCTGGACTGGCACGGCTGCTGCGTCTGCTGCGGAGACCGAAAATGGTCCCGTTACCGGGGAACATGCGCGAAGGGGGTGACCTCTACGCGCACATACTACCTGGTTTCGAGGACGAAGATTACGTTTCTCGTACGCAAAGACGCGAGCGCCAGCTGGTCTGGGAGGCGTGGTTCCAACGGCTGATATCTTTACAGTCTCTCTTCCTTGCGGAGGTGGAGGATGCGAAGGTGTCAAAAGTTAGGCAGGAAAAGGCACGGTTGAAAGCGCTCGAGAAGTGGCGTCTGGCGGCTCAGGTTGCTCACCCAGTGAGTATATCTAAGCTGTTCGACATCATCGACGAGTCTCTCTATCCGGCCCTACCTGCTGTTCCACGCGCCTGGCTGCTCGCCTAGTGTGCTCACACGGTGTTCTGGTCGAGGGGGGGTACGTTGAGTTGACAACTTTCTGCGGTGCGCTTGCGCTCCTGCTATTCGTTGACTCCTCGTTGCTCCTTCTCCCACGTCCTGGGTATGACATTAAACCACCTATTGGGTCAAACATCTTAAATGCTCCAAAACGGTGCGGGGGGTGGCAGGTGGACGGGGTCATTGATTAGGTACGTTCCTTGGAACGGTAGCCGAAATTGACGCCGCCTGCTTTCTACACTCCCGCAGAGTCCAAATCGAAAAGGCCCTGCTGCGCTTGCGCGCGGGACGGATTAGAGATGGATGAAGCGAACCGTACTAAGATGGGTGTTGGGTGAGAGTTGAGTTTGAGGCGCGCTTGCGCAGCCTCGCTCTTTCTTCTTCCTCCGCATCTGTCGGAATGTCTAGAGACTGCACGGAGCAGCCTTACAATGTCTGGGTTACGAGTGAGGGTTGGATTCGTTGGTGCTTCGCGCATCCGATTCGCTCTTCCTCTTCTCCCCTTCGTGATCATGGCTTCCTTCCCGGGAACAAGGTCGGCGGGCACGTGGATTCAACGTGGGTGATTTCAGAAAGGACAGGCGCGAGCTCGGAAACTTGCGATGTTACAATCGAGATCACCACACGCGTCTGCGTGCGGGCTACTTGTTAAAACCTAGGAGCCGGTAGAGTCATCCCCGAAGAGACGACTACGTTTGGTGGTGTATGATGAACAGTCCACGGAATCGTGTCTAATACGTCGCTTTGGTCTGCACCGTGAGGTGCTGCCTATTTCGACGGCTCGACGACCGATGCTGCGTGAATCCAATGTCCAGCAAGAACACCAAATCGGGCGCGGTGACTGTCTATGTCGCCAGCGCCCAACAGCCCAAACAAACAAAGAACTCGCGCAAGCGGAACAAGCGCAAGAACGGTAGCGGTCGCCCGTCCGCTCCTGCCGCCGAAGGACTCGGCGACGGTGAGCAGGCGGGCACAGCCGCTGCTGGGAAAGCGAAGGACAGCATTGTGATGCCGTTCCGGGAGCTCATCGAACTGGGCGTGCCCTCAGGGACCAACTCCTCACAAGTCGTGTACAACGTGCCGGTGGACTTCACAGTCCTAAACGGCACGCGCATCGGCATTGAGGCGAATCTCTGGGAGTACTACCGCTTCCGAAAGCTTTGCTTTAAGGTCATCTCCTCTGTCCCCACGGACGAGGGAGGTTCGTACCTCATGAGCTACGACGCTGATCCTAGCGACGCCCGGCCGCCAAACTCTGCGAGCGGAATGAGACAGCTGTGTGCACAGTCCTCGTCGAAGATCGCCAGTTATTGGCAGACCTCCGAGATGGAGTGCCCAACGTCTGGAGCGACCAAGTTGCTCTTCACGAATCCTGGACTGAACCCTAACGGTGGGAGTTCCGATCCTCGTCTTTGCCAGCAAGGCCAGTTCACACTGGCTACGCTGTCTCCGACGAAGACTGGCACCTCCTCCGTCATGGTCCAAATGTCCGGGGTCTGTGAGTTCAAGACGAAGAACCTGTCTCCGCCCCCTGGTCCTCAGGAGATCTACAATGCGAACGGCGGACTGTCCGTGCCGGCTTCGAACACTGGAACCAGCTCCAACCTTCTCCAATCCCTCGCGGACGGAGTGGCTGGCGTTGCCAAAGTGGGACAGTCGCTCGTGACGATCCAGCAAGATGCGAACGGCCGTTGGGGTTTCTACCTCGGCCGCGGCTCGCACCGTGTTTCGTTCGCAGCTCTCCTCGCTGCATCTGCCACAGCAGTCGGCAGTCCGACACTCGGACTGTTCGGCTACGCACCCCCGGGGAAGTCCCAGCCAGTGATCTCGCAAGACGCTGGCGCGATGAACTTCAACTCCATCGGTGCGCCCGGTGCTCCGACGACGGCGTATCCAACGAGTGGTGCCTGGAACGTGACCGTTCCCGCTCTCGAAGGCGCGTTCATGTACCTACTCAGTGCTGCACTGGGTGGGTCTTCGAATGCGATCGTCTCGTCGAAACCGACGCTGTACATCAACCGTGCCCCCGTCTTCGCGTGAGACGGCAGCGCACGGGGCGCTTGGGACTCCACCACTGATCGTGGGGGGTCCCTTCTGTGAGCGCTGACCAAGC